AGATAATTTATTCCCAGTTTGTAGGTCTTGTCATGACCACGCTCATAGAGACAAATCTATAAATGAGGAATGGAAAGTTAAATTATTAAAGAAAATATCAGATAAAGAGTGGAAGAAATTGTATAATGAGTGACATTTACACAATAGATTTTGACCCTAGTAAACTATCTTACCAACAAGAAGAACTAGGAATGAGATTTGCAGACTTAGATACTGCTTGTGAATTAATGAAAAAAGAAGAAAAAATGATTATAGCTGAATTAACCATTTACTTCTCTCATAATTCAAAATATAAAAATATAACAGAGTTAAATGGATTAATTTACTCTGATAAAAAGTTTAAGGACTATTTGGATAGATACCAAAGAACCCTTAAAGAAAGGAACAGGTCTAAGATAAGATTTGAATCCTTTAAGGCTTTTAGAGATGACCTAAGAACTAAGGTTGTTAATGAAAGAGAACTGGCAAAACATTTATAGAAAGGAATTGTTATGAACCAGACAGAACAAATACTACACTACCTCAAGCAAGGCAATAAAATCACTTCATGGGAAGCTATCCATAAATTTAGGGCTACCAGATTAAGTGCTATCATCTATAATTTAAGAAGATATGGTTACGATATTATAGCTGTTATGCAAGTTGGTAAAAATGGCAAAAGATATGCTGAATACACCCTTATTAAAGGGAGTAAATAATGACTGATGAAGAATTAGAATTTGAAGTCGATAGGCAAAAAGAAGAAGCCATTGCCAAACATATGAGTGATATTAAGGTTATGAGTAAATTAATATCTTCTATTAATGAATATCTTATAAGATTTGGCAGGACTAGCAATGTTCATGACCAATGCTTTGATTTAAAAGTTCAAGTTATTAAAAATAGAGACCACTTACAAGAGTGGATGAATAAGATATGATTGAGCATTTCCAAAAGTTTGATGATGGCAGTAAGAGTCTACTGCCATTGTCTTTTAGTCATTTAAATGAGTTTGCATTTTATAGGGAAAGATGGGCTTTAAGAAGAATATTTGGTTATGAATTTCCAACTGGTGCTTCTGCTGTTAGAGGAAATGCTGTTGAATCTGGCTTAAACATGATTTTAGATGGAATGTCATTTAAAGATGCTAGTGAAATTATGATTGCCAATTATGATAATAACTGCTCAAATTTAACAGACCCCAAAGTTGATGATGAAAGGGATAATTTAGTTCCATTATTAGAACTTGGTGCTCATGAGTTTAAAGAACGAGCCTTTCAATGGAAATTATTAAATTATCAAAAGAAAGTTGAAGTATCTATAGAAGATATACCTTTTATTGGTTATACAGACTTTCATTTTGAAGATAAAAACACTAAAGAGGACTTCTTTATTGATTTAAAGACATCTAAGACCAATCCTATGCAAATAAGCACTAGTCATGCAATGCAACAGTCCATCTATCACAGGGCTACAAATGCTCGACAAATGCTATGGTATTTAAAAACACCTACTAAAACAAAACCTGCTGAATTTACCCAGCTAGAATTAGCCACATATGACCATCATTTAAATATTTGTAAACATATTGTGAAAGTTATGGGTAATTTTTTAAAAAATGTTAATTCAAAAGATGATGTTAAAATGGCTTTAATTCCAAACCCAGATAATTGGATATGGAAAGAAGAAACTGTTTTAAATGCAAGGAAAGAAGTTTGGGGTTTTTAACCAAAATAAAAAAATAGGTTTCATTTTAGGTTTATATATATTAAAACAAATTAGATTGGAGATAATTATGTTTATAGAAAAAAATTCAAAGCCCACCGATAAATTAAAGGCTTGGTATTTATTTACCGAAGACTTTATTGCAGGAACTCAAAATTTAACTAATGAAGAAATAGGAGTCTATATAAGATTACTTTGTTTTAATTGGAATAAGCGATGTAGAGGGTTACCAAGTAACAATATGGAGCTTTATAGGATTGCTAATTGTATTACCGAAGATGAGAAACAGGCTTGTAATAAAATAGTTAAAGAATATTTTGTTTATTTAAATGACCATTACCAAAACGAAAGACAACTTCAAGAATATTTATATATTACTAAAAGAATAGATGCTTCTAAGGTAAATGGCAAGAAAGGTGGTAGACCAAAAAAACCTAGCAAAAACCCCCCTACCCCTACCCCTACCCCTACCATTACCAAAACCACTACCAAAACCAAAGTAAGTAAAACTTCTAATTTTAATAAATTTTGGAATAAGATACCCAATAAAGTAAGTAAGGGTATAGCTGAAAAGAATTTTTTAAAACTAGAACTAGAATGGTTAGAGAACCCAGAACATTTAGCTGATATGTATAAAAACTATTATGAATCTATAGAGGATAAACAATTTGCTAAACAGCCTGCCTTTTGGTTATCTGCTAAAAAGTATTTAGATGAACAGCCTAAAAAGAAAAAAGATAATAGCCCTGCTGACCCATATAAAAACAGGGTTAATATGTTTAAGGAAGCTATAGAAGCCAAGAATGGTACAGCATTTATTAGAGGTTATGCTCAAAGGTATCCAAGCGATGTTGAGAGGGCGATAGGTGAGGGGCAGTTCACAAAAGAAGAAGCTAAACAATATTTAGATTTTAGGGGGTAAACATGAAAATAATGTCTATAAATTATTACAAAGAAGAAGAAGAGGCATGTGTAGAATTGTTAGAATCATATGAAGATTTAGATGATGCGGAAAAAATGTCTTGTTTAAACGATGCTATATTTGATTTAACAGTATACAAAGAAGCATTGAAAATTGAAATGGAGGAGTTTAAAAATGACAACAATGAGCTTAATTAAAGGTTACACAACTGTTTTCCAATGTATAGGAGACGCCTATGCTAAAAGGGATAGTCAAAGATTTTATTATGGTTATTTACTTTGTATAAGGGCAAAAACTGATATGAAAGCCTTGCATAAATACTTGTTAAATAGGTATAATTTTAACAGAAACTTATGTTTTAGAATGTTAAAAAAAGCGAGGGCTAAATGAAATATAATAAAATAAGAGATAATTACACAGAATTAAAATTGCTCCATAAAGAAACAAAAGCTCTAAGCAGAGAAGAAAATGCAAGGTTTGAAGATGTTTCAGAAGAACTTGCTGAACTAGATAGAATCGGAAAAGTTCATTATCAGCCTTATACAGAATTTTATCAAAGGTCACAAAACAGCTCTAGCGATTACAGACCAACTCCATCTGGGGTAACTGCTGAAAATCCAAATTATAATTACAGAGGAATTTATGAATATACAAGAAATAGAAATAGATAAATTAATACCCTATCATAAAAACCCTAGAAAAAACCAAGCTATTGAAAAAGTAGCAGATTCAATTAAAGAGTTTGGGTTTCAGCAACCTATAGTCGTTGATAAAAATATGGTTGTTATTGTAGGTCATACTAGGTTATTAGGTGCTAAAAAATTAGGTTTAGAAAAGGCACCGATTGTTATAGCCGATTTAAGCGATGCTAAAGCTAAAGCCTATAGAATAGCCGACAACAGGGTTAACGAAGACTCAGCCTGGGATAATCAGCTATTGCAGGAGGAATTAAATAAACTTTTGGATTTTGATGTAGATTTAAACATCACAGGTTTCACTAATGATGAATTAGATAGTTTATTTAGCAAAGAAGAAATAGAAATTTTTGAGCCTGTTGAAGAAATAAATAATGATGAAAACCATCTTTTAAATGATGTAAAAATGATACAGTTGTTTTATGACCCTGAAAATGAAAAAAAATTTAGAGGTATAATAGAAAAAATAAGGCAAGAACAGAAAATTGACAATATATCAGATGCAGTTTTATATTGTGTTTTAAAAGAAGAAAAAAATTTAAGGTAAATATGAAAACATTAAAATTAAAACCTATTATGTCAGAAAAAGAAGCTGATAGTTATATTGGTAAATTTTTAACAGAAAAAAATATTAAACACTTGATAACAGAAGATACTGAAGTTTTTAAAGAAAATGGTGATTTGCTATGTGTTTTAAAAAAAAATGCAGTTCCAAACGATATTTTGGAAAATGCTAGAGCACCATTTAGGAAATCAGTTAAACCATCTGACAACAGGGGTAATGCTTCTGGTGATATAAGCAAATTATATAAAGTAGGTGATAAAATAAAACATCATACTATAGGTGAAATTAATGGTAATAGATTTAGACCTTTAAATAAAGATGGAAAATTATCTAACACTTGGAGAGCTTTTCCTGTAGATAGTTCTGTGATTGGTTATATGGATAGATATCCAAGAATACCATATTGTAGAACAACAGCCTTTTCTCAATCATATTTTAACGAATACAATTTATGTGTGCCATATATCCAAGCTGTGGATAAAGTTTTTAAAAAATATGCACCAAATAGGTACAAAATACAAAAAGCTATGGCAGATGCTTCATCTCAAGATTTTATAATAAAAGATACAGCTTTTACGACTGTTACAGTGAATAAAAACTTTAGAACAGCAGGTCACAAAGATGCAGGAGATTTAAAAGAGGGTTTTGGTAATTTGGGTGTTATATCTAGAGGTAAATATAAAGGTTTTCAAACAGTTTTGCCTAAATATGGTGTAGGTTTAGATATACAACATGGGGATGTAGCTTTATTTGATGTTCATGAAGTGCATGGTAACACAGAGCCAGAAAAAATAAGTTATTTTGAAAGGATATCCATTGTTTGTTATTATAGGGAAAAAATGATTTATTGTGGCACAAAAGAGTATGAATTAAATAGGGCTAAGACTGAAACCAAAAAAATAGCTTTACCAGAAGAATTAAAAAAAGCCCAAGAAATAAGAAAAAACATATTAATTTAAGAGAGTTGTATGCCTTATTTAATAGCTTTAGGTGGCATTCCTGCTGTTGGTAAAACAACAATCATTAAACAATTTTTTAAAAATTACACAGATTGGAAGATTTTAAAGTTTAAAAAATTATATGGGCATTATAATAAAAATTTAAATCTTGTTATTTTAGGTAAGTATAGTAACAATGTTTTTTCTGGGACAGATAAATTATCAATGGCTGTTCAACCAGATTTTAATGAATTTCTACAAAAAAAAGATATGTGTTATAATATATTATTTGAGGGTGACAGGTTATTTAACTTTAAAACCTTAGAAAAAGTGCAAAAAAATATAAAACTTATTGTTTACATAGTTGAAAGTGATTACACAGAACAAAGGCATTTAGAAAGAAAAGATAAACAAACACATCAATTTATTAAAGGAAGAAAAACTAAAATAGAAAATATAAAAAACTATTTAAATGGAAATTATCAAACATTAATTAACAATAAAAAAGGGGATATAATTAAAAACTATAATATAATTTTAAATAATTTCATTTAAAGTTTAGTTGAATACTTTTACTCAAAGGAAAAAAGAGGATTATGGCAAGACCAAAAAAATATCAAATAGATACAAAACAGTTAACAAATCTAGCAAAATTAGGGTGTACAAATAAAGAAATGGCAGACTTTTTTGGTTGTTCAGCAGATTTATTAGAAAAGAGTTATTCGGAATTTCTGACAAAAGGCAGAGCAGAGCAAAAAATGCGATTAAGACAGCTCCAATGGAGAGCTTGTGAGAATGGTAATGTAAGTATGTTAATATTCTTAGGAAAGAATATGTTAGGTCAACAAGATAGAATAGAAGAGACAGAGTTAGATGAACCATTGCCTTGGACTAGTTAATGCCACTAACGAAACCACAAGCAGAAGTTATCAGTAATGAATCTAGATTTAGAGTTCTTATTACAGGAAGAAGGTTTGGCAAAACATATTTAGCTATTAATGAATTAGCCAAGTTTGCTAGTAAATCAAATCAAAAAGTATGGTACGTTGCACCTACATATAGACAGGCTAAACAAATATGTTGGAATGAGCTTAAAGAGCGATTAATAGACCATAGATGGGTCAAAAATATTAATAATAGTGATTTAACTATAACTTTAAAAAATAACTCTAGGATTACCTTAAGGGGTGCAGATAATGAGCAATCACTTAGGGGTGTTGGCTTAAATTTTATAGTTTTAGATGAGTTTGCAGATATACATAAAGAAGCATGGTATGAAGTATTAAGACCTACACTTTCAGATACAGGTGGTCATG